TGCAAGTGTACCAATATTTTTGCTTTTTTATTTTTTTCAATCTCATTTTTATAAAGTTTGCGCCCTAAAATACGCAAACATTCGTACCACCAACCGTACTTGTGATACAAATTAGCCTTAACAATTACTCTGCCCTCCGCACGTCCGCTACGTTCAAAGTGTAACAAAGGATTTATTTGAGCAGCTTCCACATCAGGATTATTGATAAAATAATCTTCATTGCTGAAATTTTTACTTGGATTTCTATTTTCTTTCCAACCAAACCGTAAATAATGTTCTACCGGATCAATCATCCTGAAATCCAAATCAGGATTACTTTTAATATAAAACCGACGGTCAAAATACTCTGACTTGGCAATAAACATATATGAAGCCGAATAGTATTTTTTAGAAACTCTTAATTTAGGCAATCTGCGTTCTGCAAAACCTTTTCTAACAAAATGCAATAACGGATTTTTACCCGCTTTGGCAACATCGGGATACATATTAAGATAAAAAACGGTATCAAATTTTTTGCTGGGATTATATCCTTTTTTCCAGCCATATTTCAAATAGTGTCTGTACGGAGAGGAACTTTCATTGATATAATCAGGATATTGTTTAGCATACCAAGAAGCATCAAAATATGAGTTTTTAGTATTGACCGAAACCTTATATTTACTGCTTATTTTCTTTTCAACCACCAAATAATATACCAGCGGATTGATTTCTGCCAATTGCAACTCCGGATGTTTTAACAAATATGCCCGAGTATTAAAATCCGGACTCGGATTTCTTCCCTCTTTCCAACCTATGTTGCAATAATGCCTAACTGCATCTATTCCGGCAGCTTTTACATCGGGGTTTTGTTCATAATACCAATCCGTATCAAAGCATGACGAAGCGGCAACCAACTTTATTTGTCGTTTTTGCTCGCGTTCTTTTTTACTGAACCATGCCAAAAGTTTCATACAACAACCTCTGTTCCAAACTGCAATTATATTGCAAATATATCAAACTATCGGCACATTTCAATAAAATAAAGCATTATTAAACAATTTTATTTTAATTTTCTACTGATTACACATCATAAAAAGGGCCCGATTGCTCAAGCCCTTTATTTTTATTCACTTATCTTGTTAATCAAAAATCCCACCTATGGTTTTAGCCAAGTTCAGCATATTATTCCAACCAGATTGTTGTGCCGCGTCACGGCGTGACTGTGACCCGCTTTGTACGTCATACAAATTAAGTGCATTATCATAACCGGATACAGACCCCTCCAACAAAGATTTTATCTGATCAATATAACTTTGACGTGCATTATTGCTGAATTCAGATGATTTTATGCTATCTTCCAAAGATTGAGAATACATATTTTGCCCGGCAGATACACTATTATATGCTGCTTGATTAAGTGCACTGTTTATTCCGCTTTGTACACTACCGATTGCTCGGTTATAAGCCTCACTGCCAACAGGTATTCCCTGATTAACAAGTCGGGTTTGCATATCATTCATTTGTTGTTGATATTGCGGTGTCAACATATCTGCATAAGATTGATATGTTACCTCTTGCGCCTGTTGTCGTGCCGTATCTGAAGCATCAACTCCGAACTTATATTCAGGCAGCGCCTGTAAATTATTGCTCATACTTGCAGCATCTGCTGTCATATTTCTTAATGTTTGGTCATAATCAGATGTATTATAGCCTTTCAAATAATTCATATAATTTGTTTCGTATCCGTATGGCCCCGTTGAACCCGTACCGAATACCTTTCCGACTGCTTTACTCATTTACTTTCTCCATTAAAGTTAATCCATGGACACTCCGAACGGAGCATCCCCAATATATAACAATCATCCCCGTCTTCTCGGCTTTGCCTCAATAATCCTTCGTCTTTAAATCCCAAACGACGGACCATATCCAAACTTTGATGATTGCTTTTACTGACTAAAATGCTGATACGCCGACATCCCATTTTATAAAATGCCATTGCAAACATCAGTCTTAAGACTTTACGTGAACACCAATGCTTATCGGTTGTATAAATTGTCCACCAAACATCCGTGCATTTGCGCAAATCATGAAAAACCAAGGCTCCTGCAAATTGATGGTTATAAAAAAAACCAAACGTTAAATATTTCCCGTTTGGCCAATCGCTGTCATACCCCAATCCTTCTCTCACCTTATCGGTTATTCCGCCGTATAAATCCGGAAAAACATCTACACTCATAACACTCCGTTCCCTAATTCATAACGTATTGCGGTTTCATACCATTCCACGCGATTTCCCGAAGTGTTTGTCTTAAACACCAAACTAAACTTATATCCGGTTGCAGAGTTTCCTATCCATTGACTATGCAACTCATTACAACCGGAGTTTACCCATTTACTGCCAATAGGAAAATCACCTGACCATTTTACGGTGTTCCATTTAACTCCTCCGCCTTGACCTATTTTTTCACAATATTCACACTTTTGGTCTTGCATATCCGTATTGGTATATACCGTCAATTCGTAGCAATACAAAGATTTGGTACGCGGATTTATAAGTTGAACTCTTTTCAAATTAGAACTGCCAAAATCAGCATACGCCTGTACCACCTCTCCTATAATGGGTTCTCCGTTATCGGTATGTCCTTCGTCAAACAAGTAAACACCGTCATCAGACCCAAAATACAACCTTCGGTCATATTCCGCCCAACAACAAGAGTTGATATCTGTAAAACGACACCATGCTCCGGTATTAACATTGATTACATGCTGTTCAAACCCTTTATTCAGAGGCACGTTAAATAATGCATACCCGCCTCGCTGGTAAATTATTACCTGCCAACCTATTCGTGAGGCATATATTTTTGCACGAGCTGCCACCAAATCCCTTATATTATCACTGAATGCCACTTGTGACGAATTGGCTTTATCAAGCGGCAAAGCACTTGACAGCGGAATATAGCCGTCTTGCGTAATTATAACCAAATCTCCCTGATAAGATATGCTGCAATTATATCCTATCGGACGATTTATTTTGTATGAGCCTTTAAGTTTCCAATCATCCGCATCACCAACGTCATTACCGCAATAAACCAGCACTTCTCCTTCCGAAGTTATGAAAACAGTTAAGTCATCAATTCCCTGCCCGCCGTCCTGGGTCCAATTGGCTACTGCCAGCAAATATCCGCCAAAACGACTTACTTGAGCCAAATCAAAACATTGTAATCTTCCGGATATATTGCCGGCTGTTTCCGCATACCAAACCCTTAACGTTCCTTTTTCAATAAACCATAAACGTTGTTTGGAAACACTGCCTGCCACAATGGATGTCGGATTAAGATTTTCCCCACTGAAATTCCAGTTATCCAAGTGATGAATTCCCTGATTATCTATATAATAAACTAACGGAATATCCGCACCGTTCATAAAATAAAGATAGTTTTTATACTGCACCGTATAACAATGATTTTCGCTTACAAAAACATCATTATAAAAATAAACATTGCTTTTTGAACTTACATTCCATATCTGATGTCCGCATACAGCCAACATTTCAGACTGCGTACCATTATTAAAAACAACCAATGTTTCAACTTTACCATTAAAATCGGCATATTTTTTATAACCGTTACGCAAAATCACTTTATCATCATACGGAATATAATTATCCATTGTTATGGCATACGCAAAATTCATATCAGCAATGCTATCCCTTTTATTCAGCCCTTTAACCGGAGCCGGCAAAGTATATGTAACTGATTTATTACTCCTTATTGCATATCGTGCACACATTGATTGTTACTCCTTCTTGCAATCCGTTTTCGCTGCCGGATAAATTGATATCTTTTAGCGCCAATCCGTTTCCGAAACGTTTTTTCAATTCTTGCTGATATTCAGCATATTCTTCGCTGTAATCTAAACCGCTGCGTTTTTGCCAGCGCCATAAAATAGCTAATTTAACTAAATACTCATCAAATATTGGCACATCAGTGTTTGCTTCCAAAACATTTTTTTCTTCCAAAGTTTTGAAATCCCAAACAATATTATTTGAACGATATTGAAAAACTATTTTTACACGAGCAGGCGGTTCATTTAAAAACACCAATCTTCCGTTTTGGATTTTAAATTTCATTTTCCCTGAACAAGCACAAAAATACTTATCTTTCATCCATTGTTCAGGAGTTATGGCTCCAAT